ACCGCTTCGGGTCGGGCTGATCCAGTACATGATGTTGTTGACAACGATGACTGAATCAGGCCACTCGCAACCGTAGTAATCCGATACCTTGCGCTCTGCGAAGATCGGCCCGCCCGTGTCTTCAATGACGTAAACGCCAGATTTCTTGAGCAACACGACAAAGTCACGAAGCACGGCACAGGCCACAAGCGTCCCGCCATCGTCTTTGATGTCGTCTGTGTAGGCGGTTGAATCAACTGCTGCGTCGAATTGCTCTGGATTGCCGATACCGCTGATCCAGTAGCGATAGTTGCTTGCCGCGTAAGGAGTTCCACCCGACGTGAACGAGGCGACGTTGTTGATGCCGAACAGCCGTTCACCCCATGCACAAATCCGGGTTAGCTTCGGCGTGCTGGCAACGTCAGCAAACGCGCCCGTACTGCTCTTTTGCAGCAGATCGGCGCCGTTACAGGCATAGATGTACTCGCGGTACTGAGCGAACGAGAAGTAACCGTTTGTGTACGCGACACCGCGAGAAATATCAGCGTTGCCGGGATGTCGAAACAACTTTTTCGACAGCGAAAAAATGAATTGCTGCGCGCCCGTTGAATCTAGGTAGCACAGGCCGCGAGGCGAATACCCCGTATCAGCAGCAACCGTGATCGTAGGATTGCTTGTGTAGATCGCGCTGATGTTTGGGCCGAACGCCGTTGTGTAACCAATCCGGGTCGGCATCAGGTGATCGACAAACGTCAACGTCTCCGGCGTACATGGATCGCCGGTGTTCTGCCATGTCAGCACTAGAACTGCCTTTCGTAAGCGTAAGAACGCAACGAAGAATCAACCGATTTGATAGGTGGAGCAGAAAAGCGATATTGAGAGGTCAAGCTGATAAGTCCGTCCATCGCTTCATCAAACAGCGCCTTTGCTCCTTGTGCTGCCTGATAGTCACGAAGCAATCCGCACGCCTCAAGGCAAGCGCCGTACAAGTAAGCGTTTGGCGCGTTTTCCAGCAGCCAATTGCTTGTGTTGGACACTGACAGCGCCGGGAACTTGGCGACATAGACCAGCATCGCGGTGTAGTTGCCGTCAGGGATTGGACGAAAGTAAAACTTTGGGGAAGTCCCGCCAGCGACCGCAAAGAAGCGCGGCACGTCCGGGGTGTCAGAAACCAATTGCAATTGCGGCAATGATTGCTGATCTAGCGGATGCGTCTGATCGAGGCGAAATGCAATCGCCTTGATGAAATCGCTGGGGACTGTTGCCGTTTCGGTGGAGGCGGTAATCGTTACGGTTGTGGATTTCTCCATTCCGATGATCCCGCCCCGCTTTGCGGCTTGCTGGTAGATACGAGCCTCCGCAAGCGCAATACATTCCGCATCACGATCTGTCAGATCAGCACGGCCAAGCCAGTTGGCTACGGCTGTCTTTAGTTCAGAGTAGGTTGTGATTGCCACCGAAACCCCTTACTAGCCGAGCAGTCGGCAGGCAAGGTCTGGATAGATCGCCTTGGCACCGTACAGGATGTCAATACGAATCTGATCCTTGTCGTTCGTGAAGTCGTAATCCTTCAGCACGCGCACCGAAATGCCATTGCTTTGCTCACGAGCTTTGAACGCGACACCATCCGGCAATTCGAGCGGGACGGTAACGAGGCCAAACGCATTCTTGTGGAACGCCAGGTTGGCGGTGTGGTTTGCAACCACAGTGATCGCGGCATTGTCAGCCGGTACTGCGCTGATGTTCTGATACGGACCAGACGAAATCAGAGCAGGCGACACGGTGATGGTTGCCGGGCCGGTCGAAGCGCCGGAGTTTGCATCACTGACGACAGTAAACTGCATCAGGTCAGACGTTGCCAGCTTGCTTACCGGATTGACCGAGTACACACCAGCAATCGTGAACACGTCGCCAGCTTTGACAATACCCGTGGTCGAGTTCGTCCAGCCGTCCGTAATCAGATCGTAAGTGTTGGCGGTCAGTTGCGCCGAAGTCGGCGTGGTGTAGCTTTGCGATGCGCCATTAATCAGCGGTGTACCAGTCGCCACGCCCTTGGTGTGGGTCGTGATGTTCTGATCCATGAAGATGTCAAACGCGGCGATGGAGCCTAGATAGCCCTTGCCGATGAAATCTTCAACACGCTTCTGGTTGTAGACGCCTTTCAGTCCATCAGCGAGCGACCAGTGAGCTTCCGGGTCAAGCACCAGTTTCCGCATATCCTGCGGAACTGCCATCTTGTCCAGTCGCTTTGCGGCTGCTGCGACACCTGCAAACGTGCTCGGAGTGGTGCCAGCAGTACCAACAGCATTCCAGACGTTTTTGTACAGAGCGGCGAGGTCGCTATCTACTTGGTTCGCCAGCGAGATCATCGCTGGTTGGATGTAGCGGTCGCTGTACTCTTCGATAGTCAGCGTCAGGTCTTGAGTGGTGAACGACCATGCAACGTGTTTGCGTTTGTTAATCACAAACGGCGTGCTGGATTCGGTCACGTCCTGAATTGACGCGGTTGCGCCATCCGTTACCGAGAATTTCACCGGTTTGCGGATGGATACGGTATCGCCCACCTTGACGAATTCCTTTTTGTATTCGCGGTGGACGTTGTTTGCGAGGACAAGGTTGTTCTCCAACTGCATCAGCGCTTCTTTTGCGATGACGCTCGGAGTAATCAGGGCGTTAGCCATTTTCAGTTACCTTTTTTTAGTGCGCCATGCCCGGTATTCGGAATAACTCATCTGCGCTGGGTCTTTCTTCACAGACTCAGATGAACCGATTTCACGAACAGGCGCCGGGGCGTTAGAAACCCTTGGCCCTGATGCGGTAATGCGTGCCGCTAAGGTGCCAAGCTCCATGACTGCTTGAGCCGGATGTGATTGAGCGATGCGCCACGCTTCCTGCGGATTGCTGGCGAGGTGATAGGCGATGTCGGCAAAGTTCGGTGACGCCACAAGCGCTTGCAAAACCGCCGGATTCACTCGTGTCAGGTCTGGCAACTGTGGGTTGTTGACCTTTTCCGAGAAATCGGGGTATTTCTGCGTAGCTTCCGCAACACGCGATTGCGTGAATTGGTTGTATTGCTCTTGTTGCGCACGTTGAATCTGTTGCTCAGGAGTCATCCCGAGTTGTTGCAACGTTGACTGAACCTGATGATTCGCCGTATCGGTTGCATGGCGCATAACCGCTGCCTGCCACTCCTCCACGCTGTTGAACTGGTCAACGCGAGGCGCAGTGGCGTAGGCTTGGTATTGCGCTAGTTCTCGCTTTTGCTGGAGAAGGTTTGCCTCGACCGCTTTTGCGTAGTCTTCGGCGATTTGCTTCTCGCGCTGGGCTTGGTTCGCTCGATACGTCAGCTCGTCGATGCGCTTTTGAACACCATCCTTTACTTTGGCGTTCTTCTGCTCATCGTTCTCAGGGGTAGCCGGTGCCTCTGAAAATTGTTCTGCGGCTGGTGCGGCGGATGCCGTAGATTGCGTTTCATCCGGCAAGGGAGTATCCGCAACCTTTTCAAGGTCGGTAGTCACTTCTGACATGGTTTCTCTCTGTGGAGCGCCCCGTTAGGCCAACGGGTAGGCGTAAAAAAACCGCCCGTAGGCGGTTCTTGCATCGCGGAATGCGACGAGTTAGATAAGCAGCAGAACCGCTATTGCGTTCTGGTTCTGCCGGAAAAGCCACTGCTCACGAACGGTTGCAAGCCATCGCTGTGCCTGTTCGCTGTTCGCGTCATAGATGTTCTGTAGCAACGTAGCGATCTGGTCGCTTTCGTTATGTGTCTCTGCTGCGTCAAATGCGGCTATGGCGCGATCTAGTGCGTCTACCTGCCATTGCAGCGCTGCTGCTTCTTTGATCGCTTCTGCGGCCTGTTCCTGCCGCCTGGTGATGCCTCTGCGTTCACGGTCTGTTGCGACGTTCGGACGTTTGACTGGCTGAAACGGGATGCCGCCGTTTATCAGGTCTACGGTCGGCGAAGCGCCATCCCAAAACGTAGTGTTGCTGTCCCACGTTGTAGCGCCGCCGTCCCATGTGGTGCCAGCCATTTACACCAAATCTGCCTCGGCAAACAGCGCATCCACTTCGGCATCCGTCCAGCCGAATGCCTGCTGCACAATCGCCACCAGCGGATGATCGCGCCGCGTGTAGGGCATTTTGAGATACAGCTCAAACTCACGCTGCTGGTTTTCTGGCAGTTCGGCGCGAATGGCGTCAAGCTGCGCCATCAGTTTGCGACGTTCGATGACGATGAGCAGTGCGGCGGTGGGTACTCGCAGAATGGGCTTCGGCGCTTTTAACGCTTCGATCTCGGCGCGCAGCGCATTTGCTTCGGCATCGAGCGCGGCGACGCGAGCCTGATAGCCGTCGCGCTCACCCGTGATGCTCTGCACGTCCGCCAGTGCTGCGCGCAGTTCGGCGTCTTTCGATTCAGCGAGTGCAATGGCATCTTTCCCGATGCGACCGATGATGCCTGCGACATCGACGCCCTTGTGATCGAGCACAGCGACAGGCTGCGCGTCGCCCTGCTTGACACTGATGATGACGCCGTCGTCGCGGATGACATCCTGCTCGTAGTAGGCGGCGCCTTTGAGCTTGCCGGTTTCATCCCAAACGACATTCAGGCAGTACGGTACGGTTTGCTTTTCGATGGTCATTAGTGCCACATCCATGACGAGCCGTCGCAGTACACGACGCCCTTGGTTGATCCGCCGCCAGTGACGGCGCCGCGATAGGTTGGGGAAGCGTTGCCATCTGTCACGGCGACGATAGCGTGCGTGTTCGATGCCGCTGTTGGCAGCGTGGCGACGGTGACGTTGCCGAGGGTGATCGTGCCGGTGGCGATGAGGGAGCGCAGCTTCAGATCGCCGTAGCTACTGCTGGTCGTAGTGCATACGTCGATGCGGCCTGAGGCGCCACGGTAGAGGCGTGTGTCCTTTGTTCCGTTAGCGCCATCGGTGCTATCTGAAAACCCAAAATATCCAGCTGATCCAACAATGATGGCAGAGCCAGAGTTTCTAACAAAGATGTCGCTGGTAACACCAAGATCGGCTCCGAGTTGCACCGATTTGTTAAACGTTATCTGATCGCCATACCCGTTGACGGTTAGCCGACTTGTAGTATTCGTGCCGACGAATTCGATGTAGTTATTGCCTGTGTTCGTGCCGAGAATGATATTCCCCGTTCCGGGGATTTCAAGACCACTGAATCTGCCAACGCCAGCAGCGGATACCGCTGCCAATTGCGTAAAGGCGTTGTTAGTCCACTGAGTCAGTGGTTGCGTTTGCCCGGAAATGCCAGCAAAGATTGCGCGCGGCGTGTCATTGCCATAGCGAAATTGCATGCCACTACCACCGGTGACGGCCTCAAATCCGCTCGAATGGATAATTCCTACAGTGCCGCCGCCGCGCAGAGTAAATCCGCCAGTCGCACTCCCTTGCAGACTATTGTTGTCCCACTTAGACTGCATTGCGCCAGTCTGGTCGTACATCGTTATGCGGGTTCGGCTCGACCCGTCAAATGTCATCGTGATCCGATTCGTGTTCGCCGTGGTATCGCGAATATTGAGCACCACTGGGTCAATGTCAACGTTGGCGCGCTGCGTTGCGCCGATGGTGAGTCGATCCCCTAATGTCACGGCACCACCAGACACGCTTGAGCCGGTGACGGCGCCGAATGCTCCCGCATTGCGAAACTGCAACTCGCTACCAGTTCCGCGCGCCGCCACTACTGCCTGGCCGTTGGCTTTTTGATAGCCGGTGCAGCGCCAGTTACCGGCGCCGAGGCTGACAAATCTGGCAACGTCACCTGCTGCGGTGTTGATGTTGGCGCCACCCGGCAGGATCAGCGATGTGGCGTTGTGCGTGAGCGTGAGGGCGCCGCTGAATTGCACAACACGTTCCGCACCCGCAGCGATGGTGCCCAGCGCGGTGATCGTCGTGGTGCCGCTGACGATGACGCTGTTTGACGTGGCGGCGCCGATGTTTGTGGTGGCAGCGCTGGCGATGGTTTGCGTGGCGGACCAGTTGAGGGCGCCGGTCAGGGTGTCGCCAGTTTTGGCGACGAGCGCGCTTGCGACAGCGGCCTGCAATGCCTCAATTTCGGTCTTTGCAGCGGAGAAGTTGTTGCGAACGTCCGCCGTTAGCGCCGCTC